TCACCAGTTGCCACCCAATCCTGATAAATTGACGTCAGAGTTTCATTAGCAGCTCCCTGACCAACATCAGCTGAAATAGTAGTAACTTGCAATGACTGACTCTGAAGAGAATTAGCCGTAATAATGCGTGCCGTTGACATACGGTTAGCGTTATAATACGGTGCCTCAACTTCAATAGTGTCATTAATGCCAAGATTAGTACTAGCAGCTCCTGCTGGGGTGAAGCGTCCAAACTGAGCACTCAATGCCTTCTGAATCTCAAAGATATTTCCTACAGGTACTGTAGTATCCTGAGATCCATTAGATGCAAGATACGTGTACCTTTGCACCGTAGGTGCATAAGAAGCTCCTGAATCGTTTGAAAACATGAACTTATGACGTAATCCACCCCTCCACCCAGCATAAGCGGGTAGAAAATAAGAAATGAAAGATTGACCAACCTGATTATACCGTGTAACAGCATCAGCCTTAAAGTCAAGACCCTCAGGGTCATCTCCCGTTTGATAAGGTAAAGCCTTCATACGGTTGTTATGAATAACAATCTCGTTAGTAGCTGCACCAGAAGGTGCATAGTATCTATGAAACGTATAACGTCTCATTAGTTCTCTAATAGATACTGGTACCTCACCAAAGAAGACTTCCATTTGATTATCAGCATCTCCCAATGTAGATGCTACAGGTGCCATTGACATTACATCAGTAGGTTTATCAGTATCAGTAGCAGTAGTACCAGCCATACCAGACTGGGGTTCAAAGCCAGATTGCGGTGCAAAGTAATGAAGGTTCCTGAGTTTATCAGGGGTAGGTCCTCCAAACTTGTAGTCGTCACACATAGAAACAAAGACGTTGATCCTAATATTAGAATCAACACTAGGTGACACAAGACTATTAACCACATCTACCTCAAGAACTCCATTATGAATATTATCACTGTCTGTAGTAAGACGGGTAGTACCATAGTAATTACGTGCAGTAGCAGCTTGCTGAAGACCCAAAAATGGTCGGTTTTGACCCCAACCAATAGTAATCTCAAAATCATCCTCAGCAGCTAGATCAACAACACGTGAATATGCCTGGTTATATTCCACACTGCTTCCATGAGACCTAGGGTCCCATCTGAACAGAAGCTTACCTTTGTGAAAGTCAGACTTAACAACCTGAAACCTAAATTTAACAGTGCCTTGCCAAGAAGTAAAGCACTGACTCATCCAAGCCATAGGTGTCATATGCAATTCAGTTCCCTGAATACCAAACAAATTAGGTGTAACATAAGAGTTCCACAAAATATCATCTGGTGCCTGATCCGTTCTCATCTCAAAAGAGGTAAGGTAAGACTCCTTTCCAACCAAATAATCCATTGTCATTTCATCAGTACCATCTAAACCAACAGTCCTGCTATCAATTGTAAGCTCTTGCTTAGAATCCAGCGTAAGCCGGTTCACAGCATCAGCAGCATCAATATTAGCAAGATTGCCAGCTGGTGACGGTTTCATTAAAGCAATGTCCGTCACAATGGGTGGTCGTGAATAACCAAAGATCTTAGCAACTTGACCAACCTTATCAGCAACCAACTCGGTTGCCCTAGCATAAGGTCCAATGAAAGGTACATTAGACAAAATTCCAGCAGCTTTAGCAATAGCAGAAGCCGGTGCAGAAACAATTCCCTGCCCGTACTCATCACCACCTTGAGCCCCTAGATTTTTACGTCCAGAGTTATTAGACTTTTTAGACCTATTAGATTTCCCTGCTTGTGGTTCAAATCCAGCCTGCGGCCAGAAAGTATCACCCTCAAGATAGGGTCCTCCTTGGTTAGCCTGTCCCTGATCAGTAATACTACCAATACCAGGGTCACCAGGTCCAAATGCATCATTGTTAGAGAAGCCTACTCCATTACCAAAATCATTACCCTGCAACAAAGCAGAGGTAGTGATAGAAGTAGGTATTGTTAGAACAACATCCTCAGCCCATGCCATCACAGTGACAGTAACTGGGTCATCTCCACCATTAGAATGCAATAGGTTACCAAAAGACTTAATATCAATAGTACCCATATCGTTGACATCTCCCTTACTCAAACTCATTGCATTTTGCAAGAAGAAAAAAGGTAGCTGCATATCCCCACCAGAGTTATTGGTAGGGTTCAAAAACACATGAGGTCTTTGAGATGCAGCAATGAGATCAACATCCAAAAAGTTGCGGGTTACAGAAACCTCATCATAAGTACCGGTCAACGGGTTATAAGCTGCAAGCAGCCTTCCGTAGTGAAAACCAGTACCAGTGATAAGAAATTTCACATTCAATTTCATTCTGAGAAGCTCGTAATTAGCAAGCTTATCAGCAACAGTAGGGTTAGTTACAAAATCAGCCCAAGGGTTGAAACTTTGAAAGAAAGGTTGTCCAACAACCCAATTAAAAGTTTGAATCCTAATGGGTCGTGACAAAAAGTTACCAAGGTCAGAATCAGCATTAGTTGCTACATCCATAGTAGCATCATACTGACCTTCCTTAACAACCGTATAACCAACATCCTGCTCAGTGAAAGTAGTGATTTGTTCCTGCACCATAGGTTGCATAGCAGTTTCCTGAATACCTTCATCACCTGATTGAGGTTGAAACTTATAACCAAAGGTTTGACAGCGGTGAAGCCGTGTATCCCTTTGAAGAACATCCTCATTCTCAGGTATAACATCAAGAGTGGTAGGTTTATCAAGTGCACCACTCAAGCACTTATATTTAAATAAAGAAAAAGAAAGTTAATAATACAGAAGAGGTTGCTAACTCAAACAACCATCCCTAGCCTTTTGCTTTAGGTTTTACAGTGAATACCCGACTTAACGTAAGTAACACTGATAGCCGTCCGTAAATGCAGACCCACACCCTCACGGGTAGAACTAGACTCAAAACACGTGATCCCCTATTAAAAAGCGTAAAGGTTCAAAAATAGAGTTTTATCAATCACAAAGTGAATGAGTCAGAACCGGTTTAACGTCCCGGCAGACTGAGACAGCAGAGAGCCTAAACAGCTCTCCACTTATTCTTAAAAGTCTTCACAGTTACCATTCTAATAGAACCATGAGCAGTGCACTTAACTCCCTTAAGAGTCTTCATTCCATGATAAGAACAAAGTGCAGGGTACTCATAGCCATTAATGACAACTGAGATGAC